GATCAGACAGGTTGAAGTCTGCGGATGGTCATTAATGACCGTGACGGCAATACCCTCGACAACATTGTCATCAGTTGCCAGCCACAACTGCGCTGAACCTCTACGCAGATCCCTAAGCACATCCGTTACTGTGTGAGTGTTGTCATACCCCACAGCCTTGTTAATTAAACGGATTGTCTCAAAATCCAGACAACTGATTTCAGATGTGCTGACCAGCCATAACTCAGTTTTACTGTTTGTTTTGCTGCCTGTTTCTTCTACAAGTGTCAGCATCAAACCATACCAAACCCGTCATCTTCACCGAAACCAAATCCAGTATAATCTGAAACATCCGCACCAATATCACTTACAGCATCATCGCCATCTGACATTGCATCAGCAATGGCCTGGAATGGGTCGGTGAAAGATGTGTCAACAGTCTCAAATGCACCAATGTTCTCCAAGGATTCAAAATCAGGGAAATAACCAGGTGTTGCTACACCAAAAACACTGTCGGGCATACCAGCAGCAGCAGCATCTAAAGAGTCGCCAATTTTACCGCCAAGTGCTCCCAGACCTATCATGCCTAACGGCCCTAATGGGATGCCTAGCAAACCGCCAACAAAGTCTCCTGCAATGCCCCTATTTCCTCGGCCTGTTGCCAACCCGCCAAGTACACTGCCAACAGGCCCGCCATAAGTGCCAAATAAACCAGAACCTATCGTGCTACCTATGCTTGGCCCTAAATTCATGCTACCAAACTGACTGGCAGGGGCATCCATCTCACCATATCGGCTAGTGTCCAGATTGACATCACTCATGTCATCTACAGGAACATCCATGTCCGGCCCGCCACTAAGCATTTGCCTTGTGCTGGCTGGCAGACGAAAATAATCAGGCTGCTGGACAACCGGCATAACAGGGTCAACGGCTGGGATAGCAGCTGCGGTTGTTCGTTTAAACTGCGGGAAAACAAACTTGTTTCCGTCAAAATATCCCTGCGGTTTTCCAGACATATTCAGCGGAAAGACCCGACCAGTCATGTCTTTGTAAGTTGTCGCCATTTTTATCCTACCAATACCACTTTAAATATACGATCCGTTTGCGAGTTGTTTGCGTGCGTAATCACAACAGAGCCATTAACCCTGTTTGACTGACCTACATAGATTGTACCTGCACCGATCTCGGCACTTGCATTTGCTGTCGTTGGCATAAAAAGCAGAACTGTATTTACGCCAAGCCTTGTGTCCGTCACCGTGGTTGAGGCTGCACTTGCAGCAAGCGTCACATCGAGCACATTATTTCCACGACCAAGCAAAAGATTGTTGACGCTCTGACTTATCTGCCTACGATGAAAAGCCTCGTCTGGGCTATCAAGAGGCGGTGCTGGAAACTCGGAAACAGTCACGCTGCACCATCATTTACAACCTCAGCATCAACGCCCTGGGCATGAGTCCAGTTACCGCCTGCTGCTACATTGACAACAGCTCTGGCATATCTGGTTGATACTGTAAAATGCGACTGACCATCAGCGTCAACTGCATTTAATGTGGTTGCAGTTACTGTGTCTGTTGGCGCAACCCGATGTTTTAATCCAACTGTTATTGTACCGCCATCAACGTATGGCCGTATGGCATTAATATAAATTCGGTTCGTTCCACCAAGTTCCTGTGTTTCCAGAGTAGCTGCAAGGGCAGCACCTGTAAAACGGCACAACTTGTAATCCGAGTTAAAACCATTGAGGCTGGTCAAACCGCCAATCCAGCTTTCATCATCAAAACTGACACCCAGATTATCTACATTGCCAAAATCGTCCAGTTGCTCAAGTGTCCGGCTGACTGACAAATTTCTAAACATATATTCCTGATTGACCTCAGCCGTAGCCCATCGGTCAACTGCCCAGTTGTAGATAATAACTTTGTTAGGCTGACCGCTGCTGTTACCGCTGCCTGGATACGCCCAGTAAACCAAACGTGAAACTGGGTCGGCAGCACCATAAACACGATCAATGTAATTCTGATCCAAATCATTCAGAAAAAAGCGGTCAACTTTCTGATCGCCTATGGCTGTGCTGTTTTTACCATTAAAAGCCCAGAAGCCACTTTCGCCTAAATAGAAAACAAACGGGCCAACACCAACAACACTATTTCTAGCCATCGGCCCACGATCACGCTCCAGCTCACTTATCTGGAAAATAGTTGGCGGGCCTACATAGCTCAGGCCGAATATGGAATTGCGGGAAAACACAACACCATCAAGGCCACCAATAGCACCTGTGATTGCCATGACCTCTCCACCCGTGGGCAAGTCCTGACGATCACTTTGCACGGCTGCTGCAGCTGCCGAGCCAGGTGTCAGCCAGCTTGTAGGATCATTTATTCCAGACCAATGAACACGGTTAGGTGTTACACCATCGCTGTCGCTTATGTTGCCCAGCCAGACAAAATCCTTAACAACCCCTATTGTTCTGGCCTTGATGTCGTAGCTCACGCCAGTAACAAAATTAGTCTTGGCAAAGCCTGCACTGCCAGCATCCGTCAGGGTGACCGTTGTCTGTCCTTTTATGCCAGGTGTGACCTGTGTGACCGTGACTACTGCATCCGTGCGTGTAGCGGTAAACTTTGCATTAGCGTCTATCTGCACCTTAAGATTTTCAGCAGTCGTATCGTTATTAGTCTCAGCAACAAACGTACCGCTGCCCGCAGAGCTGCCTGCTGTAAAATCGTGACTGGTCTGATCTGTAGCAACCAAGGTCACTTTGTCACCATTAGCAAGATTAGAGAAATTGCTGATTGTAATCGTGCAAGTTGCCTGCACGCCCAGCAAATCACTAAAAGCACTATCCGTCCCCATCACAAATGACTGCGGTGGGTCAGTGTGACCATTTACCGAGATCACCCGATTTCCGAAATTTATAAAATTAACATGGTCATTTGTCGCAACCGTGTAGCTGGCCGACTGCCTTGAGACATTTGAAAAACTTGTTGTACCCAGCTTGAACAGATCCTGATGGTCAGCAGCAAAAGTGTGTACCGTGCCGTCAGACTGCTGAAAACTTGCAGCACCTCTTGGCCTATTGGACAAGGCTGAGGACACTTCGGACTGTGACGCAAAAGGTGCGTATGTAGTTGCTGTTCTTGGCAAAACATTTTTGGCAACAGTGCTGCCTGGATTACCCAGATCAGCCTGATCCGGCAAGAACGGCCCGAAGTTAAACATTAGAATCCTCTGGATATATTGAAACGTCTTGTACCAACCAGACCGCTATCAACAGACAGTCGTGCCTGACCACGACTGCGTGCATCAAGCGTATTTAGCTCGGCAATTACACCATCAAGCAAGTTCAGATTTGACTGCACAGCCTGTGTATCCTTTGCCCTCATGTAGAAGGCTGCAAGCGCAGCATAGATGTAGGCATCAGGTGAGCTGGTCAGCAGGGCATTGGTGTTATCCGTTGCCAGGTCAAACTTTTTAATAAACCTGTGTGTAAAAGCATAATCTTGGTCAGCTTCACGCTCAAACTGTATCACAGAGCCTATGGCAAAGTAGTAAGGCCGACCCTGCCCCGTGCTTGCTGTTTCCTGTAAACTGAACAGCGATTGCTGTGTAGGCTGGTAGTTATCGCTTGTAAAAAACAAATCAATATGCTCAACAAAACCAGTTGGCAACGCCTGTGTACTGCTACCGCTGGAGAGAGTAAAAGCTGTGCTTGTCTCTTGCTGTAAAAGACGCAGCTTGCGGTTAAGGCGTGCCTCACCTCTGGTAATGTAGTCGGTCCAGTCAATGTCAGATCGTGATGTTTCCGTATCAAGGGCAGTCTTCAGCTCCGCAAGCGTAGTAATGCTCATTGTTCATAAGCCTCATTTACGTCTGGTGTAGTTGGATCATCGGCAACAAATTTGCCGTCTTTGCGAGCACGCTTTCTGGTCGCTGGTTTTGCAGCAGCTTTCTTAGCAGCAGGCTTTGACTTGCCCATTGCACCTTTTGGACTGTCCGCATAACCCGACTTAGGCACATCCTCAGCATCAAACAGATGAGGCTCACCCGTGCCGTTTTTATACATAAATACTTTTGGCATTTTA